TGCCCGGCGATAACACGCCAGCGGGGCTTGCGATTCGGTGGAATAAAGAGATCGAAGCGTCCGGCAAAGAGGTGCTGAAGTGGCATGAGGACAGCAAGAAGATCAACAAGCGGTATCTTGACCAACGTGATGGCTTTGAAGAAGGCCAGAGCAGGGTAAACCTGTTTTGGTCAACCATCGAGACGATGAAAGCGTCTTTGTATGCCCGACCACCGAAAGCCGATGTGTCACGCGCTAATTACGACGCGACTGACGATGGGGCGAGGGTGGCGGCCACCATGCTTGAGCGCATTTTGAATAGCGGCTTGAGCGAAGACGGGTCGGACTTCGATGCGTCCCTCAGGCACGGCATCAGTGATTGGTTGATCGTGGGTCTGGGTCAAATTTGGCTGCGCTATGAGGTTGAGACTGAAGTAGTGAAAGTGCCGGCCATCATGCACCCAAGTGGTGTGGAGATGCAGCCCGAAGCTGAATATGAGCAGATCACCTCCGAAGAGGTTGCCACCGACTACATCTATTGGGCTGACTTCTTTTGGTCACCCGCTAGAACGTGGGACGAAGTGCGCTGGGTGGCAAGACGCACGTACTTGACGAAAGACAAAGCTGAAAAACGATTCGGTAAGGTGATTGCGGCGCAGTTGAATTACGCAAAGAAACCGAAGAAGGGCGCGGGCGATGGCACACCTCAGAACGAGCCATGGGACCGTGCCGAGGTCTTTGAGATTTGGTCTAAAGACGATTTGAAGGTGTACTGGTATAGCAAGGGTGTCGATGTCATTCTGGATGTGAAAGACGACCCGCTGACGTTAGATGATTTCTTTCCATGCCCCAAGCCCGCAATGATGAACACGACGACATCGAATCTGATGCCGCGAAGCCTGTTCGTCTTTGCGCAAGACCAGTTTGATGAGTTGGACATCATTAACACGCGCATTAAATATTTGACTGAAGCCTGTAAGGTCACAGGTGTCTACGACAAGTCGGCTGAAGGTGTGCAGCGGTTGTTTACCGAGGGCGTGGAGAACAGACTGCTTCCTGTTGATAACTGGGCGATGTTTGCAGAGAAGGGCGGCATCAAAGGTCAGATGGAGTTTGTGCCGATTGAAATGATCGCCAAGACCATTGAGTACTTGCGTATGCAGCGTGGCGACAAGACCCAACAGATTTATGAGGTGTTGGGGATTAGCGACATCATGCGTGGCTCTTCCAAAGCATCGGAGACAGCAACCGCGCAAAGCATCAAGGCGCAATTCGGTAGCACACGCTTGCAGTACTACCAGTTTGAATTGGCACGTTGGGTGCGTCATGCGCTGAGACTCAAAGCCGAGATCATGGCGACACACTTTCAGCCTGAGACGTTAATCAAGATGAGCAACATGGAGCACACCGCTGACCGTGAACACGTTCCTGCTGCGCTGCAAGTGATTGCGACCATGGGCATGAATCAGTATCGCGTGAACGTAGATGCTGACACGATGGCCGCCGTCGATTGGGCGCAGAAGAAACAAGACGCTGCCGATTTGCTCAACGGCATTGGTAACTTTGTGGCGCAGCTAACGCCACTGGCACAGAGTTCACCGGGTGCCGCACCGTTTGTGTTGCAGTTGCTCCAAGCCATGCTTGCGGGTGTCAAAGGCGCCAGCAATATTGAGGGCATTTTGGACCATGCGATTGCAGCAGCCAGTAAGCCGCCTGAACCACCACAGCCTAATCCCGGTCAGATTGCGGAACTTAAGAAGATGGATTCCGAAACCATGGAGAACTTGGCGAAGGCTGAGAAACTCAAGGTTGAAACCATGATGCTGGCTCAAACGAACCCGCAAGCTGATATGCAGATGGAGGCTCAAAAAGGCCAGATGCAGATGCAAATTGAGGGGCAGAAAGCACAACAGAAAATGCAGAACGAGCAGGCCATGGCACAAATGAAGATGGGTGCTGCGGCTCAAAAGTCTGAGCAAGAGTTGATGCAACAGATCACTAAAGATCAGCACGATATGGCGGTTGCCAGAATTCAGGCGCAGAACAAAGTGATGCAGCAGCCGAACCCGAACTTGCCCGCAACAAAGGGTGCAGGGATTGGTGGCGCACCCGCAGCGGTGGAGTGATAAATGGCTTTCTACCGCTACAAGTGCAATAAGTGCAACGAACACTTTCATCGGGTATGCAGCATCAAGGCATACACCGATGATCGTGAATTCGACTGCCCGACTTGCATAGTCAAGACTGAGCGCGTCATCGAAGCCCCGATGTTGGCGGCTGATGAGACTCTCAGCACTTTGCGGGCAACCGATGGCACAGACATCTCAAGCAGGACAAAACGTGCCAAGTACATGAGAGACAACAATTTGGCGATGGCTGATGACTTTAAAGAGACATGGGCTGCCGCTGAGAGTCAACGCGCAAAGCATTTCACGGACGGGTCGGACGATAAAAAGGCTCGACGAGAAGCAATAGCAAGAACTGTTTACCAAAACCTATAAGTAACCTCACCCGGGAGCACTACACATGAGCGATTTACGCACAGCACTAGAAGAAGCCGTCAAAGATACGGACTTAGACCCCTCCACGGAGGTCGCGACCCAACAAACAGCGCCCACGGTTGCTCCTTCATCCGAAGGCGCTCAGATTCCCTCATCTGAAGAGTCTGCGACCTCCACCTCTGACACACCATCGGTAGATTTGAATGCGTTGGCTGAACGCCCCCGCGATGCCGATGGCAAGTTTGCACCAAAAGAAGATGCTGGCATCACACCAGGACCAAAAAGCAATCAGCCGCCTGTACAGGCTGAGAGTTCATTGCCAGCACCAGAGCAAGCCAGACCGATTGACCGTGCGCCGCAAGGTTGGACACCCGCCGAGCGTGAAAAGTGGTCAATGCTCCCCGACGAAATTAAGGCTCGAGTCACACAGCGTGAGCGTGAAATTAACCACAAGCTGACAGAGACTGCCGAAGCACGTAAGTTCGCTGACGCGGTGAGCCAGACGATCAGCCCATACATGGCGATGATTCAGTCTGAGGGCGGCACACCTGTCACCGTGATTGCAAGCTTGCTTCAGACGGCAGGGGCGTTAAGAACTGCGCCCCCACAGCAAAAGGCACAGCTAGTGGCCGCACTCGTCAAGCAATACGGCATTGATGTGGGGATGCTCGACCAGGCGTTGGTGGGGCAGGGTCCTCAAGTAGACCCGATGGAAGAACGCATCAATCAGCGTGTAAATCAAGCAATTGCACCCATTCAGCAGCGTTACCAGCAGATGGAAATGCAGCAGATGCAAGAGATGCAAGCCCAGAACCAAGTGGCAGTCAATGCGGTGGAAAACTTCATCAACAGCCAACCCTATGGCGATGTTGTCAGGGCTGACATGGCTGACATCATGGACTATGCGACAAAACGTGGCATTCAGATGTCGCTAGAGCAATGCTATCAACGTGCTTGCGAGTTGCACCCAGAGGTTTCAGCCTTGGTCGGTAGGCAGCAACAGACTCAGCAGTTGCAGCAAAGCACAAATGCTGCCCAAGCTGCTCGAAACCGTGCCGTATCGGTATCGGGATCGCCAGCGGGTGGCGGAATGGCGCAAGAGCAAAGTGCAGACGATATTCGTGGCGCAATTGAAGCAAGTCTTGCGCAGATGAGCAGATAGTATTATTCTATCGATATCCAGAATACAATAGTCTGGATGTATTAAGTGGACGAGCCTACAAAGCCATAGCCACCCGACTCCAGGAGGAGGCTAAAAGCCTCCCCACCCTACCTCGCGGAACTACCGTGCGAAAAGGATGCGTCTGACAAATAGGCGGGAATATTTCCCATTCATTTTTCAGATATTGGAGTTAATCATGGCATTTGCTAATGCAAACGTAAGCGATATCATCGCTACTACGATTCAAAATCGCAGCAAGAAAATTGCTGACAACGTCACCAAGAACAACGCTCTGCTTGCTAAATTGCAACAGTCAGGCGGTGTGCGTACAGTCTCCGGCGGCAACATTATTCTCGAAGAGCTTTCGTTCGCTGAAAACGCAAACGCTGGCTTCTATTCGGGCTATGACTTGCTCCCAATCGCAGCACAAGATGTTGTGTCTGCTGCCGAATTCACACTCAAGCAATTGGCTTGCCCTGTGATTATCTCCGGCTTAGAGCAGTTGCAAAACAGCGGCAAAGAAGCGTTCATCGACTTGCTCGAAGCACGTATGGCTGTGGCTGAAAGCACAATGAGCAACAAGCTCTGCGGCTCGATCTATTCCGATGGCACTGGTAACGGTGGCAAGGAAGTGGTCGGTTTGAACGCTGCTGTGCCTGTTTCTCCTGCTACTGGCACCTACGGTGGAATTGATCGCGCAACTTTCGCGTTCTGGCGCTCACAAGTCGCTGACGTTAAAGACTACGCATCAGCCAAGCCAGGCCCTGTCTCCGGCGCATTGTCTGCAATGTGGGCAAAGTTGGTTCGTGGTTCAGACCGTCCAAACCTGATCGTCATGGACAGCGTCATGTGGACTGCCTACTTGGGCGAGTTGCAGAATCAGCAGCGATTTACTTCTGCTGACACAGGCAACCTCGGCTTCCCATCAGTGAAGTTCATGGATTGCGATGTTGTGCTCGACGGTGGTATTGGCGGCTTCTGCCCACCCAAGACCGCATTCATGCTCAACACCAAGTACCTGAGTTTGCGTCCACACAAAGACCGCAACATGGTCCCACTCTCACCAGAGAAGCGCAGCGCCATTAATCAGGACGCAAGCGTCTCGATATTAGCCTGGGCTGGGGCAATGACCTGTCGTGGTGCGCAGTTCCAAGGCCGTCTGGTTAACACCACCGCCTAAACAAAGGGTGCTCCGGGTGGGGCATCTTTAGGGGCGGTCTGAGCGATTGGACTGCCCCGTTTTTTGGAGATAGATCATGCCAGCAACATTTTCAAGCAGCACCGCTAACACAAGCTACGACCCAACGGCCTCACAAGCCACGGGTGGCGCAAGCACCGGAATTGACGTTGCCGCGCAAAGCGTTGGCGCACCCGGCGGTACGCAGATGCGTATTGGCGGGACCGCGTTCAGCTTGTCGGTCAATATCCCTACGGCACCCGTAGAGGCAGAAGCCGAAGTACCAGCAGTTTAAGTACCACCCCCTCAGGCACAAAAGTCTGAGGGTTTTTCACATCTAAAAAGGAAATATCCAAGATGCAAACCACCCAAGCAACAGAATGGAATGACGACTCGCAAGCGTTTGGTGATAACGAAGGGCGTTTCTCTGACGACAAGAAATTGTATGTTGAGTTTTATTCACGCCCCGTGCAGGACTCAGTAGCAAGTGCTGAAGCCAAGCGACCAATTTTCATCGATGCAGACTTCGTGATTATTAGAGTCCCCGGCGATAAACGCACCGTTATTGACCGCATGGCAAGTGATGAGGATCGCCAACGCTTTCCACAACACTTCGCACGGTTTAAGGCAGGACAGGCTGAACAGACCGTTGGTACACCACTTGAGATGTTGCCTGGCATGACTGCTGGCAAGGTTAAAGAGTACCAGCACTTTGGAATTAAGACCGTTGAGATGTTGGCTGAAGCGTCTGACAGCGTTGGTCAGCAGTTCATGCAGTTCCAAGCTGACAAGAATCGCGCCAAGGGCTATCTGGCTTTGGCGACAGACAACGCAGCGGTTCGTGAAGTAGATGCAAGATTGACCGCAGAGAATGAGGCGATGAAGTCTCAACTTGAAAGTATGCAAAAACGCTTTGACGATTTGATCAAAGCAAAAGCTAAGTAAGGGGTAGGGGATGGCCTTTCAGATCGTTCGTAACGAGACTTTAATTGAGGTCTGCAACGCCGTTGCGGGTCTGATCGGCTATACCAAAACTAAAGATGCTGTGGGTTCGCAAGACCCCAAGATGCAGCAGATTGTTGCCACGGTCAACATGGCAGCAAAAGATTTACTCTCAATGTCTAACTGGCAAGAGATGGTGCGTGAGGCTCAAATCGTCGTTGTCCAAGACGAGATTGGGCAGATTGAGAAAGAATACGATCTACCAGAGGATTACCACCAGTTCATCGACCAGACGCAGAACAACTTGACGACCAAGCTGCCTACGCGCAACCCAATGGCGGCTGTGCAATGGCAGACAGTCAAGGCGCTGATGCCTACGGCTACCGTGCAGACCTTGTGGCGCGTCAAGGGCAACAAGATGTGTTTCTTGTACCCGCCTGCAACTCCTGAGACGATTCAGTTTGAGTACGTCTCATGCGCGTATGTGCAAGATGCGGATGACGCAACGCTTTATAAAAACGTAGCCGATAAAAACGCTGATGTGTTTTTGCTCGACCCTGATTTGATTATGCAGTTGTCTCGCGCACGTTGGCTTGAACTGAATGGTTTTGATTCTGGTGCTGCGATGCGCGACTTCCAACGCCTGTACGACAACCGTATCGGTGGACCACAAGGCGCACCAGTGTTGAATATGAGTGGTGGCGCGGGTAGCGTTCTAATTAACATCGGCAACGTGCCGCAAACTGGGTACGGACGTTAACCATGCCGATGCAACCCATCACCCGCGGCAAGGTACGCACCATGACTGCTGCGACCGCAGTTAACGCAAAGGTCGTCATGCCACCACCAGTGGGCGGCTTAGATTGGATTAGCCCGCTGTCGAATATGGACGTTAAAAACGCCCAGATTCTTGACAACTTCATTGCCCGACCACAAGGTGCTGAGTTGCGCGGTGGGTGGCAGGATGTGTTGGATACACCCTTTGAGGGTTCAGTCAACACGCTGATGAGTTACCCAACACCGGGCAACGATCTTGACAAGCTATTTGCAGCCGTGGGAAACAAGGTCTGGGATGTCACACCCGCAACCGACCCACTTAACCCAAGTGCTCCTACGGTGGCTTTAGAAGTGCCTGTAACGCACGCGTACTGGTCTTGGGTCAATTACTCGCTCAAGACTGAGAAGTACCTCTGTGCAGTCGCTCAAGGCGCTGGCTACTACACCTATGACGTAACCGATGGTTGGGTCAAGCGTGAGATTACAGGTGTGGAGCATTTAGAGTTTCGCTCCATTACAACGTGGAAACAAAGGCTCTGGTTTACCCAAGCTAATTCATCTGAGGTGTTTTATCTCGGCATCGGTGAAGTGCTCGGTGGCGAGGCAAAATTCTTTGATTATGGTCCCATGCTCAAGCGCGGCGGGTTCGTGCGGGCAATCGCATCGTGGACCATGGACGGTGGCAACGGCCCTGATGACTACCAATTGATTTTTGGCTCTGAGGGTGATTTGCTGGTTTACAAAGGCACAGACCCCTCAAATGCAGATGCCTATGCGCTTGTTGGTGAATGGTATCTAGGTAAGTACCCAAGGGGCGACAGGTTCTTTACACCTTACGGTGGTGATGTGCTTGTGTTAACTGACATGGGCTTGATAAGTGTTCAAGCGTTAGTGACGGGCAATGCCTCCGCTGTCGGGATTGAAAATCCAATCATCAGAAAGATTCAAGCCCGTGTGTCAGAGCGCCTGTCTGAGACGCTTGAAACTGGCAATTGGGAAGTGCGCCTAATACCTTGGCTTGATGTGCTGTTAATCAGCGCACCGAAAACTAAAGGCGGGTTGTACGAGCATTATTGCTTGGGCATCACATCGAAGGGCTGGTCAACATTTAGCGCCATCCCTATCCTAACTGGTGTCATGCACAACCGCATTTATTACATGGGTACGTCTAATGGTCGTGTCGCACACGCCTTCGATGTCGAGAGCGATGGACTACTTTCTAACGACCCAGAATATGGTTCAGGTGCGATGGTGCAGGGGCGTGTTACGTCTGCCTTCACCGACTTTGGTAAGTCTGCGCATTTAAAACGATTTCTTCTCGCCCGCCCAATTTTCCAATGCTCAAGACCGCCAAACCTCAAGGCGCGGATGAAACTCGACTACGCCCGTGGAGCAAGGCTTGCCGCGACAGGCAATATTGACGTTGAACTCGCTCTGTGGGATTCAGCTATTTGGGACCAAGCGTATTGGTCTGGTACAGGCAACGTCTACCACATCTTGATCGGTGTGCTTGGCGTGGGCTACTTAGGTGCGTTTGAATTGGTGGTCACAGGTGAGCGTGGCTTGATCTACACCGGAACACATTTAACGGCTGAGATCGGAGGGATGCTTTGAAGCAGATCATCGTTCGTGAAGATCATATCGTCGGCCCTTGGGTCTGCGAGAGAACGGGTGGCACGTATGTCCCCGGCGACTCCAGCACCATGGGTCTGGCTGATGCGCACGGCAACTTAATCGGTGGCGTGATTTTCGATCACTACAACGGACGCTCAATTGCGATGCACGTTGCGGGCGAGGGTCGCCAGTGGCTCTGCCGTGAGTTCATCCATGCTTGCTTTGACTACGTGTTTAACCAACTTGGTGTGCATAAGGTCATCGGCATGGTGCCATCGTGGAACAAAGACGCATTGCGATTCGATTTGAAACTCGGCTTTGAGAAAGAGGCTGTGATCGAGGACGCAGTGCCGAATGGCGACTTAATCATTTTAACGATGACCCGCGACCAGTGTCGTTGGCTGTCACAGGAGCAATAACCATGGGAAGTAAAGTATCCGCGCCACCAGCGCCAGATTACAAAGGTGCCGCTGAAGCGACTGCGAAAGGTAATCAGGTCGCCGCGCAACAGAACACTATTGCCAACCGTCCGAACATCAACACGCCCTACGGTTCACAGACTTGGAACAACAACAAGACGTTTGACCAAGCTGGGTATGACGCTGCATTAGCGAGTTATAACTCAACCGCTACTCAGGGTCGATATGAGGACGCAATTGATAACGATGGCAACACCACACAACGGTGGGTAGCGGGTACTGGACCCACGGGTACTGCGCCAGACCGCAACGCTTTCACCACGGACAATTGGACGCAGACAACAACGCTTGCTCCACAAGCGCAAAAGGCGTTAGATAGCCAATTGGCGATGCAGCAGGGTCGCAGCGACTTAGCCAACGGTCTTATGCCTCGCGTAGCTGAAAGCGTCAACAAGCCATTTGACTTCGCTGGATTGACCGATTGGGGTAAGGGATACCAAGGCCCGGGTGTGGCACATACTTCGGTGCCTACGACTGCGGATAAATTGCAGACAAGCATTGGCAGGACACCTGACTACATCAGAGGTTCTGGTGATGCAATTTACAACCAAGCCACATCGCGCCTTGACCCACGGTTTAACCAAGGACAGTCTGACCTCGATGCGCGTCTAGCAAACCAAGGCATTACGGCGGGTTCTGAGGCGTATAACCGCGCACAGAACAACTTCTCCATGCAGCGCAATGATGCGTACCAGACCGCGATGAACAACGCAACGGCTCAGGCCAGTGCGGATGCCTCACGCGTACAGGGCATGGATTTGAACGCTGCCAACTTTGGCAACACCGCACAGAATCAGATTTTCGGTCAGAACTTGAACGCAGCTAACTTCGGCAACCAAGCGCAGCAGCAGGACTTTGCGCAGCAAATGAATATGTCGAACTACCAGAACACGCTTCGACAGGCGCAGTTTGCGATGCAGCAGCAAGAGCGTTTGCAGCCGTTGAATGAGATGAACGCGCTGATTACAGGCCAACAGGTCGGTATGCCACAGATGCCTACATTCAACCAAGCCACACCATACAAAGGCGTGGACTATTCGGGCGCAACCGCTGCGCAGGGTGCGTGGGACATGAACACGTACAACCAGCAACAAGCTGCGAGCAGTGCCTTTACGAACGGCCTATTTAGCCTTGCTGGATCTGGAATGATGGGTATGGGCATGGCGGGCAAGTTTGGTTAAAGCGGTACGTAGACAAATGACAGTCAACTATTCCAAGTTATTAGGAGCGTAAGAACATGAACCAAAACAACCCAAATGATCCGAACACTCAGGGCTTTCAAGGCTTTGGTGTCAAGCCACAAGCATCGCCAGAGCAGTGGCAATTAGCCGCAGCCTTGGCTCAGATGAATGACAGCGGTTTGGTCAAGGACCTGATGACAAAAGACCAGCCCGGTGGTCGCATGGTTGGTGACCGCTATGTTCCTCCATCTTGGACGCAATCTCTTGATGGCGCAGTCAAGCAAGGTCTTGGCGCTTATCAGTATCGTCAAAACATGGATATGAAAAAGCAATTCATGCAGCAGATGCAAGCCAATGCGCTTGGTGGTGCTGGCGGCACAAGTTTTGACAACTTGCCAGACCCTGGCGGCAACGTATTTCCGGTTGGTCGCCCCTAATCATGGCTTGGAACATCCGCCAAAATCCATTTTTCCCCGGACGGGTTGAGCGCCATGATGGCATCGACTTGCCTTACGGCATGAACGAGATGATCAACGCCAAACAAGATGGCGTGATTAAGAGAATCTCGAACGATCCGAATGGTTACGGCAACTTCGTTGACATCCTGCATGACGATGGCACCACAGGTCGCTACGCCCATGCAGGGATCATCTCGCGGGGCGAGGGTCAACGAGTCAAGCGTGGTGATGAAATCGGCTTGGCGGGTTCCACAGGACGCTCCACAGGTCCACATTTGCACTTTGAGCACCGCGACCAGAACGACAAACCGATGGATCCGCGTGGACTCCTGGCAACAGTTGGGGGTCGCGCACCAACCCAATTTGCAACCGGTCCACAAGCTGCGCCGACACAAAATTATGGAGGACCGAACATGACTAGCGCATTACCAAGAGCCACGGGCAATGGAGCACCCCCAGCAGGGTTGGAAGATTATGTGCGCCAGGCGCAATCACTTATCCCCCAGGCAAAGCCCACTCCCGAATTAATGGCGATGTTGCAGCAACAGGCACAGCGTCGAGTGAACAACTTGCCTCTGGCTCTTGGTGCAATGCTCTCTGGCGACAGGGGTTTGTCTGTTCTTGGCGGCTCAATGTACAAAGATGCCCAAGATGGGAACAGTCCACAGGCAATTGGCGACGAGGGTTACTTTGACCCACGCACAGGTCAGTTTGTCAGAAGCCCAATCGGCGAAGTCAATCGCAATCAGAAGATGCTTGAGATTGCGTCCCGCCTGTCACAACAGGCGCAGGATACTTACATGAGAGAACAGGCTGCCCAAGCGCAGCGTGAGTTCACTAATCAGATTGCGATTCAGAATCTTAGACTCAGCCAGATAAATACCCAAGGCAATGTCAACAAGATTGAAAATACGTTCCAAAACGAGGGGGTGACTCCGTCACAGGCAGCAAACGGAGCGCCAGCATCTGCCCCAATCGTTACCGGAAACATTCTAACGACACCGCCTGTTGTGAGCGTTCCTACAACTCCGGCTCCTCGTACAAGTGCATTACCTTTGGCGACAACTACTGCCCCACCGCAGATTCAGGGTACGGCATTGCCATTGGCGACAGCGCCAACTCAGCCTCCTGTCGTTCAGTCACAAGCACCTATTGTGCAGCCACAGATGGCTCAGAATACCCCTGACCAGTTTTATCCACCTGATCAGATTCAAGGTCAGATTGGGCAAGCTGCTGATACGCGCCAGTTTGTCGCATCCATCGGTTTGAATCCGAAACGAGAAGGTCGTGCTGCTGACGGAAGCGGCGATATTTATTCGGGACCACAGGGCGGTGAATTCATTCTGCATAGAGAGCCCGGTTCGCCAAACGATGGAAAGTTTTACCTTAAACCTCAAGACACAGTGGTAATTAAAGACCGTCAGGTGTTGCCAGCAGATAAGGTTCTCGAGATAAGCACAGGCTACAAAGATGCGGCCAAGCTTGCCGAAACCGCTGCGACATTTAAACCAGAGTTTGGTGGGGCAAAACTTGACCAAATTGGTGGCATTCAAAATTGGCTTGGAACTCGCGACCCTAATAGTAAGTATGCAGAACAGGCTCAATGGTGGCAGAACTGGCAGACCTACTTTAACGGGGTCATTAAAACATTGTCAGGCTCTGCTGTGACTGAAGGCGAAGCAAGGCGACTTGCAGCAACGGCAATTACGCCTGGCATGGACCCTGCATATATTCAAACCCGCGTGGCTGAGATTCAGCGTGACGCTGCAAAAGCATTGAATATGCTTCGTGACTCGCTTGATAAGCAAGGTTTTGGTGTTGAGGGATTCCAAGTCCTTCCTGAATCTGCGCCCACGAATCGCAATGCATCCGTTCCCACAATTACAAGAGAGTCAAGATAATGTCAAAACTCATAGCCACAATGCCGGACGGCACACGGTATCGCTTGGATGGTGTTGATCCAAGGATGGATGATGCCGCAATCAGAAAAATTGCTGTCGCACACCATCGCAAAGCAAATGCGGATGCCTATGCAAATGCGCCTGATAGCCAAATGATTCTCCAGAGCGAGAGAGATTCTGCTGCTTATGGTGGCAACAATCCAAACGGTCTTGAGAGGTTTGGTCTTGGTCTGAAGCACAGCTTGAACCGCAGCTACTCTGGATTGAAGAGCTTTTTTACTGACCTGAGTAAAGAAGATAAGCTGCGACTTCAGCAAGGTGACGCATTCGTTAAGCAGAATGATGGGTTTGCTTCTGCGGGGCAAATTGTTGGTGATATCGCTCCTGATATTGCGCTTGCTATGGGTACGAAAGGTTTAAGTTTTCCACTCCGTGCAGGATACCAAGGGATGTCTTCATACTTGCGCACTCCTGGTGACACGGGTGACCGTGCGATAGCGGGTGGTGTGAGTATGTTGGGCGAGGGCGTTGGTACAGCGTTAAGCGCAGCTTTGCGTAATGGTGCGAAGGCAGTAGAGCCGTTCTACAAGACAGGGCGTGAGCGTATCGTCAATCGCACCCTGAATAACGCATATACGGGCGAAGGAAGCCTTCTGGATGCCATCACAAACGGCAACAGAGAGATTATTCAAGGTGTAAAGCCCACCACAGCACAAGCCGTTCTAGACCCAGGTATTTCACGCCTGACAGACTCTTTTGGTGCCAAGTATTCAGACATCGGGAATGCCTTAAAGAACTCTGATATCAACCGAAATACGGCATATCAGACATTGATGCAAAACATCGCTGGCACTCCTGAAAACCTTGCCTTGGCAGAAGCTTTTCGTAAGAACCAAGCAAGGGCTGACTTTGGTGCTGCAAACGGTACACAGCTTTTGCGTACTCCTGAATTGGATGCAACAGCGGCAAGTCTGTCAATGAACCCATTTGTTAAGGATTCTATCCCTGCCGCAAAAAAGCTTGCGCAAGCAAAGTTCTATAACGACCCTGCCAACGCTGGCAAGGTTTATGTCGAACCCGATAGCGGCCAGGTGAGCGGCTTGAGTTTTATCGGCAAGACTCTCGGCGACAAAACAGGCGCAGCCTACACAAAGGGCAACACAGGCATGGCAGAAGTCCTTGGCGACACAAGAGATTCTGTCGTTAATTACTTGAGAGCAGCTTCACCTTTGTATGCGGAAGCGGTAGATAACTACGCTCGAAACTCACGACCCATCAACCAGATGAAGGTCGGCGACCATATGTACAACAGTATGTTCCCCGCGATTGTGGACGAGGCTGGCACACCATTTCGTGCAACGATGAATAGCTTTTTGAATGCCAAGCGCAATGGTGACAAAGTTGTCCAAGGCGTTACCAAGATGAAGAACAAGACGATGGATGAGGTTCTTGAACCTTGGCAAACCCAAGTTTATGACGACATCGGATTGGATATTGGTCGTGCCGAAGCCGCCAAATCGCTTGGTGTAGGTGGAGGCTCACAGACAGCCGCTCGATTAAGTGATGCGGGTGCTTTAAATGGCAATGGAATTGTGAGCAACATTCTTCGTGCCGGGGCTTATACGCAAGGCGGGTTGGTTGGCGGTCAAGCAGCCGATGCTGTCATTGGTGCTGGCAGCAAAAGAATCAACGACAGGATTGCGGAACGACTTGGCGAGGCAATTATCGACCCAAATGTGGCCGCTGCGATTCTGCGCAACACCAGAATGAAGCCCGGCTTCTTCCTTCGTGAAACAAGCAAAAACAGAGGTCTGGGATCAGGGTTGTTTGATTCAACATTCAACCATATGCCGAATCAGTTCCCTGGGCAAACTGAACTAACACAGGAGTAATTAAATGCCACGTAACGCATCAGGAATTTACACGCTGCCAGACAGTAATCCGGTTGCCACGGGGGAGGTGATTACCTCCGATTGGGCAAACGAGACGATGAACGACATCGAGCAGGAGATGTCTGCAAGTCTGCCGCGTGATGGTTCAGCGCCGATGACAGGTAAGTTAAGCCTCATAGACGGGCTTGAATCGTCTCC